AATAAACTGCATGAAGCAGGGCATTCTGAATTAACTAAACTTTTGGAGATATAAAATGGCAATTTCTCAAGCAATGTGTACGTCATTTAAAGTTCAGTTGTTGAACGGTATTCATGCATTTAGTACATCAGTGGCTCGTGGTAATACGAACGCTGATAGTTTTAAATTAGCATTATATACTTCATCAGCTTCTTTAGGTGCTGCTACTACAGCATACACAACTTCTGGTGAAGCATCAGGAACAGGATATACAGCAGCAGGTGCAGCACTTACCGCTGTTGCTCCTACATCATCTGGAACTACAGCATTTTTAGATTTTAATGATTTAACATTTTCTACAGCTACGGTTACAGCTCGTGGAGCATTAATATACAATGATACTCAAGGAGACAAATCGGTAGCAGTATTAGATTTTGGTGCAGATAAGACATCTACAGCAGGAGACTTTACAGTAGTATTCCCTGCAGCTGATGCTTCTAATGCAATCATACGAATAGCTTAAGTATATAAGCTAATGGAACGTTTATTTTTTATAGCTATAATGGTAATAACTTTTACGCATACAGCTACAATATTTGCGGCTGACTCAAATATCTATTACAAAGACCAGCCGCCAGCATCAGCTATCTCACCTTCAATTTCTATTGGTGGTGCTATGGATGTTTGTGTAGTAGTTAGAAGTGGTGCTATTGGTACAGGATTATTTAATGCGTCAGCTGGTATACACGTAGTTGACAAAAATTGTGAACGAATCAAACTTAGCAGAAGTCTTGCTCAACTTGGACTTAAGGTATCAGCTACGGCTATCTTATGCCAAGACAATAGAGTTTTTACAGCCATGCTGGCTGCAGGAAGCCCGTGTCCTATAGATGGATTAGTGGGTAAAGAAGCGAAAGCTAAATACATAGAACTAGGAATAATAGATGACAAAAATAATATTGTGGGCAACCCTAATGTCTTGCATGTCAATATTAGTAAGCCACGCCGAGACAACTACTTCGGACAACCTACTAGATAACAATACATTTGACGAGAATACTAATGGATGGACACTATCTGATTCTAATGTTAAGCGGGATGCTAATTCTTACAATGATGCTGGTAACAGTCCCACTATAAGATTTAAAGGGCAAACTTCAACTATCACTCAATCTGTAGATACTTCTGGGTTAGAAGCCAATAAAGAAATTACAGGTCTTACTATTAAGTATCACGGCTATGGCTGTGGTAACACACCTAATGGTTGGTGCACTGCTGGTGGCGATGACACGATTGTTACTAATGTTACTTTAAAAAACGGAGCAGGCACTGAGATTTCTACTAACACAATAGCGGTGCCTTACGAAGATGGTTGGACTCATCACACGTTTACTAAATCTATTAATGATACATTTTTAACAGGTGAGACTGGAATTACATTTAGCTTACAAGGTATTGATACAGGAGACTCAAGTAGTTGGCTAGGTCCTATTACCGATAACTATGAGCTATTAGTAACATACCAAGATTATGTAGCTCCTGTTGTTATTGAACCTGTTGTGGTTGTACCTGTTGTTGAGACTGTTGTTGAGACTGTTGTTGAGACTGTTGTTGAGACTGTTGTTATTGAACCTACTATGATTGGCACTATAGATTTATCTACTGAAGTTACTTTAGATTTAATACAAGATGTTCAAATAATGCCCGAAATACCAACTATTGAATTAACTCCTGAAATAGGTAATATGGATATTGGTATTGATATGAACATGGATATACCTACAGATATGTCAATAGATGCACCTGTAGAAATAGCTAGTATAAATATGCCTATCAGTGTACCCACTGTAGAAATTCAAGCTATAGAAGTTGCTCCTCAAATTGAGGCTGTACAAGAAATTCAAGAGATTCAAGAACTACCTGAAATAAATATTGAAGAGCCTATAGAAATAGAGTCTGAGATAGTTGAAATAGAAACCCCTGAAGAATTAAAAGAGCCTGATATGCAAGAAGACATGGAGGTTGTAAAAAATGATGAACAAGAGACAGAGCCAGAGAGTAAAACAAATGATGACAGCATCGTATCAAACGGAGGCACCGATGAACCAAAAGCCAAAGAAGAAAAAAGTGTCAACAAAAAGAAAAAAGATACTAAGAAAACCAGCACAAAAAAAGAAACAATTAAAGACAAAACTGTCGCTGATAAATCGACTAAAACTAGCAAGGCAAAAGATGTGGTTGAAGTTAAAAAGCCTACTACAAACGCTGATAACTTGGGGCAAATAAGTGTCATAAACCTAGTTACATTGACCTCTATACCAGAAACAATTACAATTCAAGAAACAGTGTTATTAACACAGGAGATGATATATGAGCAAGACATTGATGCTTTCACCAGCAGTGCTACTTACGATAGTCTTATCAGTAGTTCCAGCAGCAGGTGGGTTCGTATGGTGGATGTCAGACCTAAGCACACGTTTAGTGGCTATGGAAGGTAAAGTAGCTGGTAGTGATACAGGTACACTAAATGATAGACTAACTACAACTGAAGAACGAGTGCAGTTTAATAGCGATAATATTGATGATGTCTGGGAAAGTTTAGAGAAACTCGATGTAGAAATGGGAGATATAGAAGATAAATTATCTGCTTGGATGGAAAGAGAGATTGGTAAAGTATACGATATTATTAATGACAACCCATTAGGAAACTGATATGGCAGGAATAGTAGTACCTTTAGACGGATGGGGACGCTCCAGTTGGAACGCTCTTGCTTATGGTGAAGGCTCTGTAAGTGTTAGTTCAACTGGGTCTATAGGAACCACTACAATTAGTGCTGGTGCTAGTGCATCTGTTACAGGTGTAGCTGGGACTACTACATTAGCTTCTGTTCTTGTTACTGGAGATAAATCAGGTGAAGTTTTAGGAGAAGCAGGTACAGGTATTCTTGGTACAGTTACTACAGTTGCAAAAGCAAACGCAGCAGTTACAGGAATGTCTGGGATAGTAAGTCTAGGTTCAGAGGCAGTTGTAGCAAAAGCAAACGCAGCAACTACAGGCGTAGCTGGAACAAGTGCTTTAGGTTCAGTAACTACGGTTGCAAAAGCAAACGTGGCAGTTACAGGTGTTGTTGGTACAAGTGCTGTAGGTACAGTAACTCAAACAACTAGTAATACCATACCTATAACAGGATTAGTAGCTACTACGGCTATTGGAAGTTCAAGTGCAACAGGAGGAGCTACAGCATCTGTTACAGGTGTTAGTGGCACTTGTGAAACAAACGGATTTACATTAGTATGGGGCTTAGTAGATACATCTCAAACACCAAATTGGAAGGATATAGCAGCATGATAATTGAAGCAAAAAAATTAAATGGTGGTATAATACAATGTAAATATGAAGTACATCTAGAGTGTTCTAATTGTGGAATGAGTGTAGATGCAGAGGAATATAAATCAGGAACTTGCTCAGATTGTGGTGCCACGTGGAATGGAAAGCGACATACCAAAATTCACGTTACAAGCGTTCCATTAGCAGGTAAATCAAGCTAATAGGAGAAAGAAATGGCTAGTTCATATTCAGATTTAAAAGTAGAATTAATTAATACAGGTGAGCAATCAGGTAGTTGGGGTACAACTACTAATACTAATTTAGGTACAGCTTTAGAAGAAGCTATTGTAGGTACTGTAGATGTAGCTTTTTCAAGTGGTGCAGTAACTCTTACTTTAACAAACTCAAATGCTACACAATCAGCTCGTCATCTAAGACTTAATTTAACAGGTACATCAGGTGGAGCACAAAACTTAATTGTTCCAGCAATACAAAAAAATTACTTAGTTCACAACGGTACAGCTGATATTATCACTGTCAAGACTCCTTCTGGTTCAGGAATTGGAGTACCAGCAGGTAAAACTATGTGGGTATACAACAACGGCACTAATGTTGTTGATGCAGTTACCGCTGTAACATCTTTACAGTCAGATGGTGGAGTAAAAGTAGATAATATTACTATTGATGGCACAGAGATTGATTTATCTACAGGTTCATTACTTGTAGATGTAGCAGGAAGTATTACTTTAGATTCTGATAGTGGCTCTATTTTATTTGATGATGCTACTACAGAGATAGGCGAAATTAGTATGGGTAGTAGTAACTTAACTATTAGAGCAGCAGTTAGTGATAAGGATATGATTTTTCAAGGAAATGACGGTGGTTCTAACATAACAGCATTAACATTAGATATGAGTGAAGCGGGAGCGGCTACATTTAATAGTTCAGTAGCAGCCACTACGGGAACCTTTAGCGGAGCGGTAACTGCGAATGCTGGTGTAGTCGTAGATAATATAACCATTGATGGTACACAGATTGATTTAAGTTCAGGTGATTTAACACTTGATGTTGCTGGAGATATTATTTTAGACACTGCTGGTGGGCAAGTTTATCTTGCAAAAGCTGGAACTAATATTGGTAGAATAGAAGATGATGGTTCACAAAATTTTAGATTTGCTTCCGAAGTACAAGATAAAGATATTACATTTGCTGGTAATGATGGCGGTAGTGGAATAATAGCACTAACATTAGATATGTCTGCTGGTGGTGCTGCTACATTTAGTAGTGATGTAACTGCTTTCTCAGACGAAAGACTAAAAGAAAATATTGAAACAATACCTAATGCTTTAGATAAAGTATGTCAAATGCGTGGTGTTACTTTTAACAGAACTGACTTTGATGGTGAAAAACAAATGGGTGTAATAGCTCAAGAAGTTGAAAAGATAATACCAGAAGTTGTAAAAGAAGATGATACAGAAGATAAGATTAAATCAGTTGCTTACGGCAATATGGTCGGTGTTCTTATTGAAGCTATAAAAGATTTAAAAGCTGAAGTAGACGAACTTAAAAAGGGAAAATAAATGGCAATACCAAGTGCAGGGTCAGCGTTAGCATTATCAGCCATTCAAACAGAGTTTGGGGGTAGTAACCCTATATCAATGTCTGAATATTATGCTGGTGGTAGTAATGTACCATCAGGTACAACTGGAGATTCTGGTAATATTCCAAGCAGCGGAACTATTGCTATGTCGCAATTTTATGGTTCATCTAATAGACCTGCAATTAATCTTGTTATTTCATCAACCACACAAAACTACAATATCTTTAATAATAGAGGTGGTACATATGTAGCAGGTAGTTCAGATATAACTCTAACCGTACAAGCCATTGTAGGTTCAGCTGGTACAGGACAACACGCAATAGCAACAGGGTCATTTGCAAGTGGTGATACATTAAAAATTATTAATAACAGTCAAATAGTAGCATGTGGTGGTGCTGGTGCTGCTGGTAGTGCTAATACAGACACAGCTGCTGCTGGTGCTGCTGGTGGACAAGCTATTCAATTAGGTTTTGCTACTACTATTCAAAACAATGGTGGCTTCATCAGAGGTGGTGGTGGAGGTGGTGGAGGTGGTGGTGCTGGAAAACAAGTATCAGTTTCTCAACAAAAAGGCGGTATGAGTGTTACAACCACTTTATTTTATGGCGGTGGCGGTGGCGGTGGTGGTGCTGGTCAAAATGGCGGAGCTGCTGGTGCTGGTGGAGCAGGAAGCAATGGTACTGGGACAAATGGACAAGCTGGTTCTATAAGTGCTGCTGGTTCTGGTGGAGCAGGTAATACGCAAGGAGGTAATGCGAATGCTGGAGGTGCTGGTGGTGCAGCTGGAGGATTTGGTGCTGCAGGAGCTGCTGGAGCTGGTGGTGCTGGAACAGTTCAAGGAAAAAATGGAAACGGTAGTGCTGGTGGAGCTGGTGGAGCAGCAGGTAAAGCTATTAATTTAGCTGGTAATTCATTAACATGGGAAGACGGTAATAGTAATGTTCAAGGAGCGGTATCATAATGAGTAGTAAACCAACGTTATATAGAATATGGGTAAGAAATAAAAAAGTAGAGCATAGAACTTATTTAGCTGGTACAGATGATGCTGAATCAAAAAAAATAAAAGATGAAATATTAAAAGTATTTCCAGATGAGATTTATCCATGGGAATTTAATATATGGGGTGTGTCAATGGAAGGCAACAAGTATAGTGTACATAACTGTAGTACAGAGCCTGATAATAAAAATAGTGAAGCTATGCAAAATGATGTGTTATATGAGAAAAATTTCATAAAGTATTTTTATGATTTAGATACAGCTACAAAAAAAATAGAAATAGTTTATAAGAAAGGACAAGTATTACCTGTTGTTACTGTACCTGATAATCTACGAGTTGATTATATAACTGACCATGTAGATGCAAAATACGCATTATTAAATACACAAGCTGTTTATGTAAGAGGTACAACAGAAGATGCTTATACATGGGCACAATCTTTAAAATCAGATATTGTTATGCCTATATCTAAGACAACAAAAGTAGATATAAGTAAAACAAACACAATAGATGATGATTTATTTAAGTTTCAATTTAACGCAAGTAAAGAATTAGTAGAAGTTATTGGTTGTTTTAAACCAGAACACTACTGTGTATATGGAGATAATCAAGATATTTATACAGAATATACAGGAGATTATGCAAATGAAATTACAAATATATCTGATACAGAATTAGTTAAACCACAAACAGATAATCATGGTAATCGTATTGCTGCTGCTGTAAACAAAGCTAACATAAAAGAATATGTTTTAGTTCCTAAATCTGACGGAAGCGGTGGGTTTGATAAGGTTCTACTTAAAGACTTGTAGGAGACGTAATGGCTAATGGAGTTGAATGGGGTATAGGACCATCACATGTAATTACAAGAACTAACCATGCAACATTATTAAGGTGGGGATTCTGGTCACCATACTTTGCTTTCTTTTTTTCTAAAATATTACCAGTAGAACAAGTAATGCATGACCATGAAGGAAACTTTATTGCATTTATTTTATGGGGTAAATATAAAGAATATGTCAGAGTGCCAGGACAAAAAGAACTAGAAGTCAACAAATATCGTTGGGTTAATATTGTCAAATGGGATACATTACATTTAATAGAATGTGATAAACCTGTGTATACCATACAATTTATGGGTAGAAAAATGCACGAAGTTGTTGTTGAATATAAAGGCAGACTGATTCCTTTCAAAAGATTATGCAAACGAGATGGCAGGTACAAAAGTAAAACATGAGTGCAATTATAGAATCAGTTAAACAAGATTGGGATGTAAAGATATATAATCAAAAAAAAGAATGCCCTTATTTAGTTATAGATAATTGGTATACCCAAGATGAATTGTCTGCTGTATGGCACGAACTTAATATGTATTTAACCCAACCTAAAAAAGAACAAGCAACAGATAAAGATGTGCCAGTTGCACACGATAAAGGTAAACCATTATCTAATGCATTTAGATTTCATATGTGGGATTTTTATACAGACAAAGGAGCAACTGTATCCCCTATATTACGTAACACATATAAACAAAGAACCAAAGAGTTTCACGATATAGTATTAAAAACTATGCCATTACACCATGATAATTTTATTACTACTAATACTGATGCTACATTTATTGGCTACTATGATAAAGACCATTACTATAAACCACACCATGATAGCGTTCAGTTTACTTGTTTAATATGGATGTATAAAGAACCAAAGAAGTTTTTTGGAGGTAATACTAGACTTGTGCCTATTGATGCAACTATTGAATGTATACCTAATCGTATGTTGTTTTTTCCTAGTTATATACAGCATGAAGTTACTACTTTAAAATGCAAGAAAAATATACCCTATGGTTATGGTAGATTTGGTATTACTCATTTTTATAACTGGGAAACAAAAAATGGTTAAAAGATGCATTTATGCTAACGTTAAGATAAAATAAGGTATTATTAATATCGGAGTGTATTATGATTGGATTAGTTGTTAGTGGTTTAAGTAAAGCGGTTGGAGGATACTTCGAACACAAAAGCAAAGAGTCTGTAGCTAAAAGTAATTTAAAAATAGCAGAGATAGATGCTAAAGTTGCAGTGCAAAAGAAAGTAGCAGAAGGTAAAGTTGAGTGGGAAACCGCTATGGCAAAGGCTTCTGACGATTCCTGGAAGGATGAAGCATGGACGCTGACTTTCATTGCTATAATAATTTTTAGCTTTATCCCATACTTTCAACCTCATATTGCTAAAGGCATTGAGTTTTTAGCTACATTCCCAGAATGGTTACAATGGTCTATAATGGCTAGTATTGGTGCTTCATTTGGGCTTAAGTCAATAGGAAAATTTACTAAGTGATGATAAAAAGAATACACGTTAATCAACATGTTATGAAAAGAAATGCAAAAACAGGAGAAAGAGAGCCTGTTATAACTGTTAAAACTTCAAAGCAAAATATATACGGACATACAGTTGAAATAAAAGGAGCATCAAGAGTTGTATATTCTCCTGATAAACCACTATCTTGTGGTGCAAAAGTTTGGATGGAAACTAATGAAACTTGTATAATAGATAATGGCAAAGAAAGGCTAGAGGTTTAATGATGTTTAAACTATCAAAGAAATCATTAGGTAAATTAGATGAAGTAAATCCTGATTTACAGAAGTTAGTTAAGAATGCTATAGGTTTATCAACTATAGACTTTGGTATATCAGAAGGAATGCGTACTAAAGAAAGACAACAGATATTGTATGACACAGGTAAAAGTCAAACTATGAACTCAAGGCATCTTACAGGACATGCGGTAGATGTATATGCATGGAAAGATGGTGCAGTATCTTGGGAGTTTGAAGATTATGAAACAATTAATGTTGCTTTTAGTCAAGCAGCAAAACTTACCAATACCCCTTTTGTATGGGGTGGTTCGTGGAAATCATTTAAAGATGGACCTCATTTTGAACTAATGCGAGAAAAGTAATATGGCACTAAAAAAGCTTATATTTCAACCAGGAATAAACAGAGACAGAAGTAATTACTCTTCTGAAGGCAGTTGGTATTCTTGCGATAAGATAAGATTTAGACAAGGTTATCCTGAAAAAATAGGTGGTTGGACTCCAATTAATATAACTCCTTTTGTGGGCGATGCTAATAGTATTATACAGTACGGCACAACAGATAGTAATGAAATAGTTAGTATTGCTACTAATGAAAAAAATTATATTCTTAAAGGAACTGCTCTTACTGACATAACTCCTTTGAGAACCACTTTTACAACTTCAACAACTTCTTCTACAGACAACTGTTTTAAAACTACTGATGAGTCAACCACAGTGGTAGTCACCATAACAGGACATGGTGGCTCAGAGGGTGATTATGTTACTTTTAGTGGCTCTGCTGCAGTTGGTGGTGTAACAGCTGCTAACTTAAATACAGAGTTTAAAATAGCTAGTGTTACTAATAACACATTTGAAATTACAGTGGCTGCAGCAGCCACATCTACAGTTTCTGCAGGTGGTGGTACAAGTATAGTTGCAGCTTTTCAATATCCTGTTGGTGCTTCTACAATAACTTTTGGTTATGGCTGGAGTGCAGGTACATGGAGTAGAGGCACATGGGGTTCCAGTGCAGCCACTGCTATTGCTATTCCAGCTAGATTAACATTTCAAGACCAATTTAATAATGATGTAATTTATAATATTCAAGACAGTGATATATTTTTCTTTGAGTATGACGCTAATATCACTAATCGTGCAGTACAACTTAATACTATAGTTGGCTCAAGAGCAGTGCCAGAACAAGTAGGTAAAGTAATGTTTGCAGCAAGTGGACATTTACTAGCTCTTAGTTGTACTTCTTTTGGTCGTAGCACTACAACAGGGATATCTATATCTAGTATTACTAGGTCTGGTACAACTGCAACAGTAACTACAAGTTCAGGACATGGTTTAAGTGTGTATGATTGGGTTCAATTTGATGGTCAAGCACCATCAGCTTATCAAGGTGAATTTCAAGTATTAACTGTACCATCAAGTACTACCTTTACTTATACATTACCCTATGACCCAGGGGGCAATGCAAGTCCAGTAGGAACTTATGTTAAAGTAGTTTACTCAGGAACTCTCGACCCAATGCTTATTAGATTTGCTAATGTAGATGCTACTACAGGACCAGAGCCTACAGAGTGGAAACCTGAGCTTACTAACAGTGCAGGGTTTATACGAGTAAAACAAGGCTCTCAAATTATTACTGGATTTAGAACTAGACAAGAGGTTCTTATCTTTACTGATATTGCTCTTTCTACACTACAATTTTTAGGTACAGAAGAAGTATTTGCTATACAAGAAATTAGTGATAATGTAAATATTATTGCTCCTAAAGTAGTGGCTGAGGCAAACAACGTTGTTTACTGGATGGGAGTAGATAAATTCTTCGCCTATGATGGTAGAGTTAGTACTCTGCCGTGTACTTTAAAACAATATGTGTTTGAAGATATGAATAAAGAAAACGGCTTTTTAAACTTTGCAGGTGTCAATAGTGAGTTTAACGAAATCATTTGGTTTTATTGTTCAGGTGGTTCTAACAGTATAGACAGATACGTGATATATAACTATGAAGAAAAGATTTGGTATTATGGTAACTTAACTAGAACTGCATGGGCTAATCCTGGAACTATTAAATTTCCATTGGCTACACACAATGGTTACGTGTATAAGCATGAAGATGGTAAAGATAATGTAGTTGCTCCTGGTGATAGCCCAACAGCTATTGATGCATTTATTGAATCAGCAGATATGGGTATAGAGGATGGCGATAGTTTTGTGTTAACTAAAAGAATCATACCTGATGTAAACTTCACTAACTCTGATACTGCAACCGCACAAGGTGCAACACTAACACCAGAAGTTCAAGTAACTGTAGGAGTTAGAAACTTCCCAGGAGCTGCAGTAAGCACTTCTAATGTTGATGGTACTAGTAATAATAGTGCAGGTAATACTCTGTCAAGAGATGTAGTAACTACTGCTAGTATTGACCAATATACCAATCAAGTATTTGTTAGAGCCAGAGGCAGACAGATGAACTTTAAGATAGCTAGTGAAGATGTGGGTGTACAATGGCAACTTGGTACTACACGAGTAGACTTTAGACCAGACGGTAGGAGAGGCTAATGTCATCAAACATACCATCAACCAAAGGACCTAACTTAACTAACCCACCAACAGAATATGATGCAGGGCAAGAGCTACAGTTAGTAAATCAGTTGCGTTTGTACTTTAACCAAATAGATGGTAACAATAATGAAGTAAAAGAAAGTGTAGATGCACTAGCTACATTGAATTGGTTGGGGGACAACTAATGGCATTTCAAAAGATTACACCAACAAGATTAGCTCAAGCAGCAAGCACTACAGCTTTCTTGGCTATCTATACTTGCCCTACTGGGACTCGTACTTATGTAAAAGATATAACCGTGTGTAACACTACAGGTAGTGCAGTTACTTTATTTTTAAGTTTAGTGCCTAACCAAGGTACTGCAGGAACAACTAATGCTTTATTTAATGCATCTAGCATAGCTGCGAATACTACGTTTCAATGGAAGGGAACTCAGATTATGAATGAGTCAGAAACTTTACAGTTTAAAGGTAGTGCAACGGGCTTGACAATTAACATTTCGGGTGCAGAAGCTGTAGATTAAGGAAATAAATGATGATACTATACAATGAACATAAAAGGATTATTATAAGCTTATGAGTTTCTTTAGTGATTTATTAAGTGGTATTGCACCAGTAGCTGCAGGATTTATGACAGGTGGAGCTGGATTTGCTCCATTGTTAGCAGGAGCTGCAACAGGTGCAGGTATAGCTGCAATAAGAGGTCAAGACCCATTGATGGGTGCTGTAACAGGTGGTTTTGGTGGTAGTGCAGGTGCAGGTTTATCAGGAGCCGCTGGTGGTTTAGGTTCAATGCCAAATGCAAATATAGCATCAGGTGCAACTCAATCAGCTAACAATGCTTTAATGGGTGGTTCTACAATACCAGGTAATTTTGCAAAAGAATATGCTGGAGCTACAGCTGGAGCTGGAACTGGAATTACAAGTGGACAAGCATTTAAAAATATGGTGAGTAATCCTGGACAAACTTTAGCTAATTATGGTGGTGGTGATAAATTTAAAGGTGCTGCTAAACTAGGTTCTTTAGGTTTACCTGCAGTAGCAGGAGCAATGGTACCAGAGTATAATGCAAACCCTGATGATAACCCTATGTCTAAATACGACCCTAACCGTAGGTTAAATGTAGGTATGTCTACAGGCATACAAAATGCTCTTAAACGTGATTCAGGTCTTAGATTAAATCAACCTTTCGCACAGTTTGCAGAAGGCGGATACTTAGAAACAAACATGGGCGATGGTATGTCTGATAATATACCAAGTAGTATTGATGGTGAACAACCAGCAGCATTATCAGAAAACGAATTTGTAATTCCTGCAGATGTAGTTAGTCATATAGGTAATGGCTCTTCTGATGCAGGTGCAAAACAACTTTACGCTATGATGGATAGAGTAAGAAAAGCTAGAACAGGTAATGAAAAACAAGGGAGAGAGATAATGTCACAAGAGTACATGCCAGCTTGAATAAAACAACGATTGTTCCAAAAGAACAT